CTTGCTGCTCGTTTTTCCAGCAACTGCTACATTCACTTGGCTGTTGGCCGTTGCGTATGCTCTGGCGCAGTTGATCAAAATCATTGTTGAACAAAATGTCCGTGGCTGATGTAGTGCGTAAATTGCCTATGGATTTTTTGTACAAACAGCAAGGAGTAACCGAGCTGGTGGCATCAACAAACATACCAATCCAGGGCATAGGACATAGATTACGATAGTCAGCAATGTGACAATCTTCTAAAAGTTGTGTTGGCTCAATTTCTACACATTCACTGCCAATTGCCACGTCATCATATCCATATTTGGAATTGGCCCGACTCAGGTTGTCTCTGATGTCGTGAGCGCAATAAATTTTTATAAAAAAATTGCTGATGTCAACTCTGGCTGCGGCACGTTGAACATGTTCTAAAATTTTGTCAGATGGTTTGTGACTGGTAAAAAAACACAGTCGTTGATTGTCTTGATAGCAGTCCTGATGTAGTTGTTTGAATAATTTGTAAATTTTTGAGTGAGCTGTGACCACATCGGCCAAATCTTCAAAACATATTACATCGTATTTCTTATAGACACTAGATTTGAGATCTTGTATTGATAAAAGATTATTCTTCATAGCTGATTGTTACAGAACCTGACATAGCAGCAGCTGATTTTGAACCCGAGTTCTGTCTAGTCCATGACGGGTTAAGTCCGTTCATTTCAAGAATGTCATCTCGAATGTTCTGGTTCTTTTTTTCGATGTTAAGAATCCGTGTAAAACTATTAGTGATCGCAGCGGTATAGTAAGCAAAGGGGTTTTGCGATTTTGATTCGTCAAATTGAAGACCAATTTGACTAAGTTGAAGTAGAGCCTGTCCACGCATTTCCTCGTTGTATGTATATCCACGCCAGTTTGACCTTGTGGCATAACGCTCACACAATTTCATAAACATCATGGCCAGTTTACGAGTCATGTTGCCGTGATCTTTGCTGAATTCTCCTGTGTCTAACGTGCCTCGCCAGTGACTTTTGCCCACAAGAAACGGTGTGCGATTTTCATCAATGCGATAGTGAAAAAACGGAGGAAAGTTAACTCTGACATGTGTGGGATCCAACACTGGTTCGTCTACCAAATCTGCCAGCGTTTCATCAGACTCGTCTATGTCAAGGATGTCTTCAAACTTGCGTTTTTTAAGCTGAGCCTTGGTGGGCTTTTTGGGAGCCATGGGTATGTGCTCCCATGTCATCACTCTGTATACCAAGTCTGTGTTGGGTATTTTTTTGGGATCAATTACTTCGCCGGTTTCGCGTTTGATACGGTCAGCACGATTTCGACGAGCCTCGGCTGTGGTTTTTTGATTGATTTTGCTGACACTGGGTAAAATTATGTCGTATTGATGGTCCAGGTCTGGGTCACGAAACACACAGTAGGTATTTTTGCTGAAGTGTATTTCTTTCAGTATGTCGCGGTTGTTGAGATAATTGGTTTTGGGTGCGGGTTTTGACAACAAAGTCATAAAAAGTCTCCAGGGTCAATATTTATTGTAGCACAAATACCACAGTTGTCAACCATTGATTAAACTGCGCACAAAAAGATTTGGGTAAATATACATAGGAAAAAATATAAAATGGCCACCAGCAGTCCAGCACCAGTTGACTTTTTTACCGGAGAATCTGTCCCTCCTACGCCACAACAGGGACAGTACGACCCAACACGATCTGAAGAATTTGTCAATGGTGTGACCAGATCCACTGCCGAACAGGCCGAAGCTGAGGCCCTGGCCCTGGGTCGTGCTCAAGCACTGGCCAGATTTGGTGGCGAAAACACCACGGCGTTTGGCCCTGTTTCGGTTCGGATATTTATTCAGTCAAACAAAGACCCAGGACAGCCAGGATTCAACAATCCTAGAATTCCGCTGCGTTTGACTTACATTGCCACAGTCACAGTCAGGGCCAGTCCAGCTGTTTTGCCTACACCTGTGCCAGCCCCAGTTCCGCCACCACCTCCACCGCCTGAGCCCAGCCAGTTGAATGTTGATCTTTTTCTTGATCCAATTGGTGCCAATGTGGCACCGCTGGTAGGTCCGCCGGTAGGTCCATCGGTTGCTTTGTTGGAACCAGTGCCAGTTGATCTTTTTCTTGATCCAATTGGTGCCAATGTGGCACCGCCGGTAGGTCCATCGGTTGCTTTGTTGGAACCAGTGCCAGTTGATCTTTTTCTTGATCCAATTGGTGCCAATGTGGCACCGCCGACTACTGGAGTTGATACCAACCCCAGCCCACCGGCCAGCAATACTGTGGCTGGCAAAGATAATACAATATTTCAGCCAGCGCGAGCTGCCATTACCCGCCAGCCAGAATCAGGCGACTGGAGAGTGCGTATCAGCTTGGCTGCCAATGCCAACTACTTGTACAAGGATCCCAACATTATCAGTGGAGGAGGATCTAGATCCAGTATACTGGCACCACTGGCCTTGACTGACGGTGTGTTGTTTCCTTACACTCCTGAGATAACCACGGCTTACCGCGCAGACTACGACAACTATTCTTTGACTCACAGCAACTACCGTGGATATTTTTACAAAAGCAGTTTTGTGGATGCGGTGAACATCAGCGCTGATTTTACAGCACAAGACACCAGCGAAGCCAACTACATGCTGGCCATGATTCATTTTTTCCGTTCAGTGACCAAAATGTTTTATGGTCGAGACATTCAGGCTGGAGCACCACCGCCCATGGTATATTTGAATGGCCTGGGGCAGTTTCAATACAACAATCATCCTTGCTTGGTCAGTCAGTTCAACTACAGTTTGCCCAACAATGTGGATTATGTGCGAGCTGGCAGTGTGTTAAATCTACAACAAAACTTGTTGACTCAGCGCCCTAGAGCGTCAATTGCTACCAATCCTATCAGCAATGCTGTGAATAGATTGCGCAATGCATTTGGATTTGTGCCGCAGGGTGGTCAACAACCGCTGCCGCAACCGCCCACTCTCAGTCAGCCTGGAGTTACCTATGTACCTACAAAAATTTCAATACAGCTTACTCTGCTGCCAGTTCAAACACGCGGTCAGGTCAGCAAAGAGTTTAACTTGAAAGATTATGCTTCGGGTGCGCTGCTCAAGAAAGGATACTGGTAATGGCTACCTACGGAACTAGCAGTCCTTATTTTCTCACTGGGTTCAATCAGTTCTATCTGGATGTCATGGTCAACAGACCCATTCCACCTCAGAGCGATGACATTTTGATGCAACTCAACAACACCTATCAATACAGACCAGACTTGTTGAGCTATGACCTTTATCAAACTCCTAATCTATGGTGGGTGTTTTATCAACGCAACCCCAATACGCTGACCAAACCACCGTTTGATTTCAAACAAGGCACAGCAATCTTTATACCCAAATTGACCACACTAAAATCAGCATTGGGATTCTAAAGTGGCCACTACCAATCAACAACAAGTCAATACTTTTGTAGAAACTTTCTACAGTTCGTGGAATCAAAAACTGCTTCAAAATCAGTCTGATTATTTTGATTCAGTCAATGCGGGCGACGTTGCTGCAGGGTTGCCATTGGGCACAATTCCTCCAGGTTCTATTCCCAGTTTTGCGCAACTCACAGGAGGATCAGCCACACGTACCAGTGGCGGAGCTACCAGTTCAGGTACCATTGTGGCCAATGCTCAAGCTGGCCAAAACCCTGGAGCCAATCCACAAAATCCTCCAAATATTCCGCTGATTCAGCCGTTGAACCTGAACCCCACTGGTGCCACGCCTGCGGAAAATTTCGCAGCCAGAATCAATGCCGAAGTCAATGCCTTGGCACAGAGTGTGCTGCCTGGCACCCAAAGTCAAGCAGTCAGCCCAGGCAATGTCAATTTTGGTACGTTGGTTCCGGCCAGCCCTCCACTGACCGATGATGGCTCGTTTGGCCGGTTAGAGGCACAACGATTTGCCGGCACCACACCGGGAGCATTTGCCACTGACGAAGCAGCACGAGCCAATGCTGTACAAAGCAGAGACCTATTGCGTCAACGCATTGATCAGTTGTTTGGTGCTACTACTCCAGTCAATAGTCAAGGCAATGTTCTATCAGCCTATGAAAATTATACATATCAGCTCAGCTGGTACATAGCTCCGCCAGGTGCTCTCAATCGCGGCGGTAACTACAGAAATCTATCCAGCTATTATTTGTTGGCACAGTCAGGTGGTGCAGCAGGCACAGCAGGATCAGTTCAGTCGCAACAGGGCGTGGATGCTGTGGGTTCTGTGGACACTGCTGTGCCAGACGTAGTATCTGGTGCTTCGCGCAATCCATTTTTTGATTTGGATTTTTACATAGATAATTTTGATGTAACCACACGATTTCCACTGGCGGGCACTCGCATGAGTCACAGCAACACTGAAATCAGTTTTACTTTAACTGAACCCTACGGCATCAGTCTTATACCTCGACTTCAAAATGCCATTGAAGATGTGTACAAGCAGGCCGGAGTGTTTACTGGACGCGGTGCTAGATATGCCAGTGCGCTGTATGTGATGGCCATAAAATTTTGGGGAGTCAAAGAAGATGGCTCTTTGGAAAAAGTAGTGTCACAAAATGCTGGACCTGTGGAAAAATACATTCCGTTTGTGATTCGCGAATTGAGATTTACACAAGGGTCTAGATTCATTGAGTATAGAATTGTGGGCAACCCGCCGTTTACATTTGTGGGGTTTGGTAAAGAACGAGGTATATTGTTGGAGCGATATACCTTGAATGGTCGCACAGTCAAAGACCTGTTGGTTGGTCAGTCAACAGCCACTGGCACAGCAGCCGCAGACACAGCCACCGAAGGCCGCACTGTGACCAGTGCTGTGACTAGTCCAGTTGGGTCTGGATCAGACAACACTTTAACAGGGTAAATACACCAAAATGTCCACAACTGCTCCACCCAATGCTGATGCTGCTAGTTCTCCTCCTCAAGGCGGAGGTGAAGTTGTTGGCTTGGTTGAAAGCCTTAACAAAAAGCAACGTGAACTAGTTAACGCAAAAATTATAGAATATCCTGACGAATACAGCATTGAATTTGCGCCAGCCTGGGTCGGCAATAGTAAACTACGCAAGCCAGGGCCAGTGGATTTCAGTCAAACACCCATGTCTCCTGCTGCTGGAGGGGTTCCCAACTCCAATAGAGCTGGCCCAAATCCAGACATTTATTCTCGACAATTTGACGCAGGACAAAGCATTGCTTTTGTGATCAATCGTATCATGATGGAAAGCAGCTATGTGTATGAACAGCAGTCAATCCAAATTGACAAAGATGGCAAAACAATTCCAAACGGCAACCCAGCACAACTATTTTCATGGTACAACATTTTGTGTTTTGCTACTCCTACTGACAAATGGGACAATCGGCGAAATGACTTTGCTTACAAAATCAAATATGTAATAGTGCCATACGAAACACCAGTGGTCAGTGAATATTTTCCCAATGGTCAGTTCAGAGGAGCACATAAAAATTACAACTATTGGTTCACGGGACAAAATCAAGAAGTGTTACATTTTGAAGTAGTCAACAACAACGCCTACTACAATGTGATCAATACTCCCTCAGCGGGAACCAATTTCAAAAATAAATTCAACCCGCTTGAAATAGTACGAGCCGCAGCGCAAGCCCGTACTACAGAAAGTGATCAAGGCGCCAAACCAAGAGTCAATGACATTGCGTCCAACGCCGCTGATTGGCTGTACAATGCTGTGGACTATGCTGAAATACGATTGAGAATTTTGGGAGATCCTGCCTGGATCAATGCTGAAAATTACAGTGCTGCGTCAGATGTGAGCTTTTCGCCTTTTAGAACAGATGGATCAATCAACTTCAGCACTGGTCCTGCTTATTTTACCATGAATTACAATTTGGCTGACGACTACAATCTCAGCACGGGCTTGATGAACATTCAAGGTTCAGCCACTGTTCAAAATGTTAACACTGCCACGCCAAAGGGACCTGCTTTGAGTTTCAACTACACAGCAGTGGAATGTCGCAGCAGTTTTAGACAAGGTCGCTTTGAACAAGAACTAGTGGGGCGTTTACGATTGGGCAATGCCCAGGACCTGCCTGATCAAAACCGCACAAGAACAGGAACCTCTACAACGGCCGCTGCCTCCATAGTGAGACAGCCTCTGGTGGGTGTGCAGGAAGGTATTGCTGATTTTGGAACCGCAGGAGCAATCGCTGCCAATCAAGGAATTCAAGCTGGCATAGCAGATATCCCCAGCACAGTGACCATTGGTGACAAAGTGCTGCCAGTATTGGTTCAATCGTTGAACCCAGCAAATCGACCGTTGCTGAATGTGAGTCCTAGACCCTATCAGCCTGGGGTTGTAAATCCGCCAGTGCCATCCGGTTCCACGCCCAACTCTAACGGTGGGCAAAACATGAATAGAGATCCATAAATGCCAATCAATCATGACTTAACACGCGGTGTAGCTGAAACTTTTAGACTTGATCGTGGCGATATGCCAACATGGCAAGGCTTGTTTGTTGGCATTGTCAAAAACAATGTTGATCCAACACGCAGCGGTGCCTTACAAGTGTATATCAAACAGCTGGGTGGACCCAATGAAAATGATGCCAGTACCTGGCGCAAAGTGAACTACTGTTCGCCATTTTACGGCATCACTCAACAGGACAGTACGTCTGCTGGTGCTGGCGGTCTTTTCAATCCTCACAGTTACGGCATGTGGTTTACACCGCCTGACATTGGAGTTCAAGTAATTTGTTTTTTTGTAGGCGGTGATCCAACTCAAGGTTTTTACTTTGGCTGTGTGGCTGATCCTGGATTCAATCACATGGTTCCAGCCATTGGCAGTACCAAAAACTATGACACCACCAATGCCACACAAGATGCTTATTTTACTCGTGCAGCTCAACTGCCTGTGACTGAACTCAACAAGAAAAATCCAGCAGTCATCAACAATCCTAATTTTTTCAACATACCCAAACCAGTACACGGTATTCAAGCCAGTATCCTCTTTCAGCAAGGATTGATCAATGACACTGAACGCGGTACCATTAGCAGCAGTGCGCAACGTGAAAGTCCTAGCACTGTGTATGGTGTGTCAACTCCTGGCAGGCCTGTATATGCTGGTGGATTGACCGACGAACAAGTTCAACAGCAGCTGGCGCAAAACAATCTAAATCCAACCAAAACTGAAATCATTGGTCGCAAAGGTGGACACAGTGTGGTCATGGATGACGGCACTCAGATTGGTGAGAACAATTTGATCCGGATACGAACCAGCAAAGGTCATCAGATCATGATGAACGACAGTGAAAATTTCTTTTACATCTGTCACAGCAATGGTCAAACCTGGATTGAGCTGGGCAAAGAAGGCACTGTGGATGTGTTCAGCACCAACAGTATAAATTTACGCAGCCAAGGAGATATCAACATTCATGCTGATCAAGACATCAACATGTATGCTGGCAGAAATTTTCATGCTTTTGCCAATGCCGAAGTCAAATTGAACAGTTCTGGAATCAGCCAGATTACCAGCAAAGGTCGTATGACTGTGGCCACCACAGGCGATTTGGGCCTACTGGCAACCAAATCAGTGAGTATCAAAGGCGACAAAGGCTATTTTGGTGTAGCAGGCAAATTGGGGTTGACTGGCAGCAAAGTTTTGCTGAACTCTGGTGGAGCCATACCAATACCCCCTCCGGTGCCAATCAGTAAAACACTGCTGGATGATACAAGTTTCAACAGTACCCGAGGTTGGGAGATTAAAAAAGACGCATTGACCAGCATTTGTAGTCGTGTGCCGTGCCACGAACCTTGGCCTTATCACAATTGCGGTGTGTCATGTAAAACTCCTGTGTCTTGCGAACCAGGCAACCCGTCATGTCCACCGTGTAGTCAACCCATGCCGCGCGACTGGGCCATCAAAGTAACCTAACATATCTACTACCAATGGCAATTTTTACTATTGTTCGCAACGGTCAAACATATCAACTCAATGGACCTCCTGGGTCTACTGAAGCGCAGGCTGTGGCTGTGTTGGAAGCACAATTGTTGTCAGGCACTTTGGTAGGACAGTCATCTGGCGCTGTGATAGACTTAAAGTATCAAGTGGCCAATGGTTTAAACTTGGTTGGAATACAATTAGAAAGCACCAGAATCAAAGCTGCTGAAGAACTGCCAGCTTCGTTGCCTCCTAACACAATAGGTATCAGTGATATCAATTTACAAAAAAGTGGCGAACCTGTGGGCACACTGGACGGCGAACAGGTGCGCGGATTGTTGGCACAAAAAGTCAAGCAAGTTAATCAAAGTCTCACAGATGTCAGCAACGACAAAGGTATTGGACAGTATGGATTGACTTTGCCTCAACTGGAGCAGGCAGGATTTATCAAGCCAGGCACCAGCAATTTACTGGCCACTGGTGTGGCTTTGGCTGACATTGTGGCCAATCCAGCAGTGTGGACAGGCAAAGACAACATGGTGAGTCTTGCTGTGTTTGGCGCTAGTGCAGCCTCACAACAAACAGCTCAGCAACTGGTTTACAATCAAGCGTTCAATTCTTTAACTGCTCAAGGATTGTTGCCCATTGATATTTTGCCCAAAGATTTAGGAGCTGTGCTTAACACAGCAGCAACTTTTAATGTTGAGACAGCAGCTGATTGGTTGCAAGGACAACTGTCTCCAGAAACTCAGGCCACGCTCAATGCTGTGGCTCGAGCTGGTGAATTTGCTACTTCAATCAGTCAAGTGGCCACGCTGGCTGGGCAAGGTAGTCTGTCCAGTGCTGTGATGTTGGCAGGGTCAGCCCTGGGTATCAGTGGTGCGGGTCTGGCCCAAGCCACATCGGCATTGTCGTTGTTTGAAACAGTTTACAATGGCCCGGGGGCCATTGGACAAGCTCTTAGAACCAGTTTTGGATCCTATGGCCAAACACTGAGTCAACAGTTTGGTCTTGGAGGAGCACTTCAACAGTCATTGTCAGAATTGGCTTCAGTGCCTGGACAAGTGGTCAATCAGGTGCTAGGCGGAATTCAAAATGTAGGCATAACCATTGGTGGAGAACTTAGCAGTGCTTTGTCATCGTTGGGAGGATTTTCTGGCCTTGGAAATCTCAGCTCTGCCGTGGGTGCCAATCAAATTTTTGACGGCTTCGGGTCGTTGGCCACTGACGCATTTGCTACACAGATACCAGGCTTGTTTGACATAACCAGAGTAGATGCCCTGGGCAACGAGTATGTGATAAATCTGTTTTCAGAATTGAAATTGGAAGCAGCAGGTTTATTAGACAGTGCTGGTTCGTTGTTTGGAATACAAAATCTTGGCAACAGTTTGTTTGGCAGTTTCAGCAGCATATCAGGAGTTCTTGATGTGTTAGGGCCTGTTTCAGCTGGAATCAAAGTTTTCACATCATTCTTTGGTGGCGGCAGTCGAGGAGATGCTAGCGGTCTAAATTTCAGCCTTGATTGTGTGCCCAGACCTGTGCCTACGTTTCAAAACTGTTATAACAGGGCCACTTGTGATGCAGCTGTGACCAGAATCATTGGCGACCCAAGATGTACCAACATCAACTTTGGTACGGTGAGCAATAGTATTCTTGCTCCAATAAGAGTTGATGCCACTGGTATTGCTGCTGCCAGAGCATTGATTGGTCAGGTACAGGCTCAAGCAGCCAGACAACAAGCTCAGATAGCTTTTGTTGAAGCCGGATAAGATTGAGTTTGATCCTGGCAATAAATAGTTCATGACCACCTTTATTGGATTTAACACTCAAAATCAGTTCAAAAAATTCACGTTGATTGACAATGAATTGATCAAAAGGGACTTGCTGAATGCTTTACAAATCAGACAAGGTCAACTGCCTGGCCGTCCTGGTTATGGCACAGTGCTATGGGACTATGTTTTTGAGTCATTGGATTCAACTACTGAGCAGGGCATACTGAACGAAATTCAACGAGTCATTGCTCAAGACCCTCGCATAGCATTGTCAGATGCTGTGTTGTATCCTCAAAGCAATGGACTTTTGATTGAAGTTCAACTTCAGTACGTAACTGGTACCACCAGCGAAACCTTACAGTTATTTTTTGATCAACAAAACAATACTCTGCTAACGGTTTAACCATGCCGTTTTTCACGGCCATAAATAACAAAAAGTAAAATTATGGCTCGCACCACTAGACAAACTGTAGTATTTGGGGTAGAAGATTGGAAAAGAATCTATCAAACATACCGCGAAGCAGATTTTCAAAGCTATGACTTTGAGACTCTGCGCAAGGTATTTGTAGACTATCTGCGTCAATACTATCCCGAAACTTTCAACGACTATGTTGAAAGTTCTGAATTCATTGCTTTGCTGGACGTGATAGCGTTCATGGGACAGGCACTGAGTTTTAGAAATGACCTCAATACCAGAGAGAATTACTTAGACACTGCTGAACGCCGTGACTCTGTGGTCAAGCTGGCTGATTTGGTAGCGTATACTCCCAAAAGAAATCAAGCTGCGGAAGGTTTGTTGAAGGTATTCAGTGTGGCCACCACTGAAAACATTGCAGATTTCAATGGTATCAATCTCAGCAACATCACGGTGAATTGGAATGATCCTACCAATCTCAACTGGCAAGAACAATTTACCGCAATTATCAATGCTGCGTTGGTGGACAGTCAAAAAATAGGAAAACCAGCCAATCGAACCACAATTCTTGATGTTAGAACTGATGAATATACCATCAATTTGATTCCTGGGTTTTTGCCAGTGATCTCTTACAACAGCACAGTGGACGGTATCAGCATGCCGTTTGAAGCTGTGAGTGCTAGCACCATTGGCCAATCTTATATCTACGAACCATCGCCGCTGCCTGTGGGCAAGTTCAATGTTTTGTTCCGCAACGATCAACAAGGTTTTGAAAGCGCCAACACTGGTTATTTCTTTTTGTTCAAACAAGGTGTGTTGACCAACGTTGATTTCAATTTGGCTGAAGCTGTGGTCAACCGCACAGTGCCTGTCAATGTTGAAGGAGTCAACAACCAAGATCACTGGCTGTTTCAGCTAGACACCGTGGGCAACGTTCAATTTGAATGGGAATACGTGGAAAGTACCTATGCCGCAGCGGTAGAACAACTGGCTCCAGACCAACGCAAATTGTACAGCATTACCAGTCGCTCCAACGATCAAATTACATTGACTTTTGGCGATGGAGTGTTTAGTTCAGTGCCAGTTGGATTTTTCAGATGTTATGTAAGAGCCAGCAATGGTCTGACTTACATTATCAATCCTGAAGAAATGCAAAGTGTTGTGATTCCCATCACCTATGTCAGTAGAACAGGCAATCGCGAAGTAATCACTTTTACCTGTGGTATTACGCAACCTGTGAGCAATGCTCAAAGTCGAGAAACTCTGGCTGAGATCAAACAACGTGCTCCTGCTCGTTATTACACACAGAACCGCATGGTCAACGGTGAAGATTACAACAACTTCCCGTTCACACTGTACAACTCCATTATCAAAAGCAAGGCTGTGAATCGTGCCAGCATTGGCACCAGTAGATATCTTGACTTGGTTGACAACACTGGCAAATACAGTTCCACCAACAGCTTTGGCAGTGACGGCGCCCTATGGGAAGAAAATGTATCACCAACTTTCTTGTTCACATGGTCCAGTGTGAATGAAATTGCCAGCACAATTATCAATCAAGTAGAGCCATTGTTGGTTGACTATGGTTTCACCCAGTTTTACAATGCCAACTTTCCACGGCCCAATCTCAGTGGACTGTTGATATCATGGCAACAAAGTACCACTCTTATCAATGAAACCACTGGCTATTTCAAAGGCGCATCTGGCTCTCCGTATCCGATAGGTCCGCTGACCACCAGCAATGCCAAATTTATAGCAGTTGGATCTTTGGTCAAGTTTGAGCCACCAGCAGGATACTTTTTTGATGCCAACAACAGACTGAAATTAGGCACACCTACCTTGCCTGATGAAAAAGTTGAAATCTGGGCCAGCCCCACAGAAATTTTTGTTGACGGCACCAACCAAGGTCAGGGTAATCTTGCCAATGGATCTGGTCCAGTGGTATTCAACAACTTCATACCCACTGGTGCCATCCCTACAGAAGTCATTCCACTGTTGGTCACTGATCTTTCTACTACCATTGAAAATGAAATGATTGCTCAAATTGAGCTGTATAGAAATTTTGGCCTAGGGTATGACAGCACTGGTTCTGTGACTGGCACGCCGTACAGCTGGTATGTGATTACTTCTACCAATATTGATGCCAACGGTGATTGGAGCCAACAATATGCTGGCAACACGTCGGGTGCTAACCTTGATGCCAGCTGGGTGGTAAAATTTACCACTGATGGCGAAACTTATACCGTTACCAGCCGAGCATTGGTCTACTACTTTGGCAGTGTGTTACAGACCAGATTTTTCTTTGAATCTGGACAGCGTATCTATGACAGCCGCACAGGCACAGTGATCAGCGACTTTGTCAAAGTTCTCAAAGTCAACAGTCAGCCTGACAGCAGTTTTCCTCTTTACACTGATTACAGTCTCAGCATTGTTGGCCAACCAGTTCAAAGTGATGGATATGTAGATGATTTTCAGGTCTTGGTCAGTTATCAAGACATTGACAGTGATGGCATTGCCGATGATCCTGACTTTTTTGATGCCATTGTGGCACCATCTGTAAACCCAAATGCCAAGTTGGTATTTTTTGAAAAGACTGTGGACTTTGACAATTTACAAAGATATCTGCTGGTCAACCCTGACAGAGTCAATACCAATTATGCCACAGAAAACGACATTGAGTTAGTGAAATTTGAGTTTGTTGACGGACAGATATTTTACGCTACACAAGAACAAAAATTCTTCCAGTTGGTCATTTCGGGTCTCAACATCAGAACATTGGTGGATGTTACCAATGAATGGTTGGTTCGTACTGGGCGTAATGCTTTGTACTATCAGTACAGACACAATGCTCCGCTGACAGCCAGAATTGATCCAGGCACTACCAATATCATTGACATCTATGTTGTAACACAAACCTACTATACTCAATATCTAAATTGGATTAGAGATACCACTGGCACAGTGCCTGAACCCGCACAGCCTACTTTACAGCAGCTGACCAATGAATATCAAGGACTGGATCAATACAAAATGATCAGTGACAATGTGTTGGTCAACAGTGTGTCATTTAAGCCACTGTTTGGTCCCAAAGCAGCCGCCGACTTACAGGCCACTATCAAAATTATCAAAGCTCCCAATGTGGTTGTCAGTGACAGTGAAGTCAAAAACACAGTGGTGTCATTGATGAATACATATTTTTCAATTGAAGCTTTTGATTTTGGTGACACATTTTACTTCAGTGAACTGGCTGCTTACATTCATAAAAATGCTGGAAGCATAATAAGTTCAGTGGTATTGGTTCCACTGGATCCACAAAAGTATTTTGGCGACTTGTATGAAATAAGATCAGCACCCAATGAAATATTTGTCAACGCAGCTGGAGTAGAAAACATACAAGTTATTTCAGCGTTGACCAGTACCAACTTGAGAACAGCACCAGGCAGCGGAGTGATTTAATGGCCACAACCAGAACAGTGGATCTTCTTCCACCAATTTTTCAAACTCAAACTAACCGACAGTTTTTGAGTGCCACGCTGGACCAACTCACTCAAGAACCGCAGTTCAAAAAAACACAAGGATACATTGGTCGTAGACTGGGGCCAGGAGTCACTGTTGATCAAAACTATGTCACCGAACCCACGGCTCAACGCAGCAATTATCAGCTTGAGCCAGGTGTGCTGCGAGTTGATCCAGACAACAATGCCAAAATTTTAGACATCATACCCTATCCGGGTATTCTTGATTCTATAAGCACACAAGGCGGATATGTCAATCGTGCTGATCGTTTGTTTACCAGCGAATACTACACCTTTGACCCTTTTGTTGACTATGACAAGTTTGTAAATTATGGTCAATATTACTGGGTGCCTGAAGGTCCATTGGCAGTGGATGTCAGTGCCACTGACATTCCTTACACAGATGATTTTACAGTAACCAGAACCAGCACTGGATACAAATTTAGCGGTGTGGCCGGCACCAATCCTATTTTGTATCTGGCTCGCGGTGGCACTTATACTTTTGCCGCTAATCAACCTGGGTTTAATTTTTGGATTCAGGCCACACCAGGTGTAAATGGGCGGTTGCCTTTTTATCCCAACATTAGCAGCAGAACTGTGCTTGGCACAGAAAACAACGGAGAAGATTCAGGCACCATAACATTCAATGTGCCTGACAAAACAGCACAGCAGTTTTATTATGATTTGCCCAGCATTGGCTCTGTTGATCTCATCACATCTCTACAGTTTTCGCAGATCCAAGGTCAAAATCCAGTGACTTTTGTGGCCACTCAAGGTGGCATTGACGGTATAACCAATCTCAATGGTCGCACACTGATTTTCATCAATGATTCAGTGGAAGATCCTGCTCGCAGCATATGGCGTATCAATTACATCACTAGTGGGCTAGGCAACATTACCATGAATTTGGAGTTGGTACAGGCAGTATCTAATTTTCAAAAGTTCAGTATTGTGTTTGGATCAGTGTACAGCAACACCAACTGGTACAAAAATGCTTTTGGACAATGGGAACAGATTCCGTTGCTGACAGCGGTACAAGATGTGTTGTACTATCAGGACTCCGAGAATCCAGACTTTTTTGGTTTTATCAAATTGGTGGAATTGGCAGACAATCCCACTCTTGACATTGATGACATTTTGGGCCAACCCAATTACACCAGTCCCAATGGGGTGGTGTTCACCAACAATCTTCAAGTTATTTTCCGAGGGCCTACCTCGCCTGCCAGTTATTCCAATCAAGCATATTACGTAGCTGGTGTTGGATCTGCCATTGAACTGTTGCCTGTGAGCGAATTCATCACTCCAGAGCCCTATACCAACAGCGCCACTATTCCCTATGACAGCACAGCTTATGACAGCACACCCTATGATGCGGCACTGAATCAACCATTGATACCTGACTATCTGGTCATGGCATTGAACAGCCCTGATCGCAACGCCTGGGCACGTACCAACCGTTGGTTCCATGTTGATGTGTTGGTGGCCGCCGCTGAGTATAACAACAGTGAGTTGGTGCTGGACAACTTTTATCGAGCCAAACGTCCTATTTTAGAGTATCGCGGCGGTCTTAGACTGTTCAACATGGGCACTCAAAGCAAACAGCCCATTGACATCATTGATTTTTCAAGCACCGATGCATTGAGCAACATCAATGGCTCACTGGGCTACGGCATTGACGGATACAGTTTTGTTCAAGGCACTAGAGTAATTTTTGCTGCGGATCAGGATCCTCAGGTTCGCAACAAAATTTACGTGGTCAATTTTATCAGTCCAGACGGCACTGGTGACGGATCGTCAATTCCGCAGCCTATTATAAACTTGGTGCCGGCCAATGACAGCGAAGTGCTGGCCAATCAGTGTGTGGTCTGTATCAGTGGCAACACGCTTCAAGGAGTGAGTTTTTGGTTTGATGGTGTTGAATGGACACAGGCACAACTCAAGACTCAGGTCAACCAAGCTCCGTTGTTTGATGTGTTTGACAGCAACGGCATCAGTTTTGGCAACAAAGTTCGTTATCCCAGCAGCAGTTTCACCGGAAACAAACTGTTCAGCTATGCCATTGGATCTGGACAACGTGATCCTGTGCTGAACTTTGCTCTGCGTTATCTCAGCATTAGAAATGTTGGTGACATTGTGTTTGACAACAATTTGTACACTGACAGTTTTATCTACCTACAAGATTTGATAGCACAGACTTTGCCAGTGAGCACAGGTTTTGTACATCAGTACAGTGATCGTACTGTGTATAAAAAACAAACCGGATGGCAAACAGCCGCAGTTGCCAGTAAGATTTATCAACAGTTTGAGTTTTCTTATGTCAACGGAACGTCGTTGGTGTTGGATGTGCCAGCACTGCCAGTTGACACTGTGCCCAGTGTCAAAGTGTATGTTGACAACGTTTTTCAAGACATTGGCACATATTCTTACAGTGTTCAAGGCCAAAAAACTGTTGTGACATTGGATGACAACCTGATAACCACAAGTCAACGTGTGGTTGTATTGGTCCTAAGCAACACAGCCAGCTCTGTTGGTTTTTACCAAGTGGCAGCCAATCTTGAAAACAATCCTTTCAATGTCAACAGTTCAACTTTTACTCTGGGCTCAATTAGAACGCACTACGAAACCATTGCTCAAAATTTGTTGAATTTTTCAGGGCAGGTCAATGGTGCCAACAATACCAGAGACCTTGGCAACATTGTGCCTTTTGGTTTGAATATTTTACAACAGAGTTCGCCACTGACGCTGACTGGTTATTTTTCACGCAGCAGTCAGTACAATGTTTGGCGAGCCATTCAGTTCAACGGCCAAGAGTATGAAAAATTCAAAGCGCAACTGTTGAACATTGTGGTGACCAATGATTATATCAATCTGTCTATTTCTGAAACACTCACACAGGCCATAGCAGATTTGACCCTGGGCAGACTTGATACCAATCCATTTTATTGGAGTGACATGCTGCCGCATGGCAGCACCTATGAGCAAACAGTGTACACGGTATCGCCTATATCTACCAATGTGTTTGACACACAACAGATTTACAATTATGCCAGTGCCAACTATCAAGGCTTGTTGGTTTACTACAACGGAGATACACTGTTGACAAGAGGCATTGAGTATGAGGTCAATGCCAATGCTCCAACTATCACAGTAAACATTCCGCTGGCAGTGGGCGATACAATCACTGTTCAGGAATATGCCACCACCTATGGCAGTTTTGTTCCCAACACACCTACCAAAATGGGTCTATATCCAGCGTTTATACCTGAGATATATTTGGACACTACTTACATCACGCCCACGCTGGTAATTCGTGGCCACGACGGCAGCATAACCAAGTGTTTTGGCGATTTTCGCGATCAGTTGCTGCTTCAATTTGAACTGAGAATATACAACAATCTCAAACTGGAAAACAATCCTGTACCATTGACTGCGGCCGATGTTGTTCCTGGGCAGTTCAGACAAACTGATTATTCATTGAGTGAAATCAATACCATACTCAGTGAAGACTTTTTGATTTGGTCTAGCTGGAACAAGCTTGACTATGTGACTCAAGATTACACCACAAATCAGTTCTCCTGGAACTATCAAGCAGCCAGCAACAAACTGTCGCCAACCAATGGTCCACTGAGAATAGGTGCCTGGCGCGGACTTTATCAGTATTTCTACGATACCATTTATCCCAACACCAGACCGTGGGAAATGCTGGGCTTTGCTATACAACCTGATTGGTGGCAAATAGAGTATGGTCCTGCTCCCTACACCGGCGATAACTTGGTGTTGTGGGACGATCTGGCTCAGGGGCTGGTCAAGGATCCCAATGGTCCGTATATCTTGCCTCAGTATGCTAGGCCACAACTGACACAGGTCATTCCAGCTGGATCTGAAGGAGAACTGCTGAGTCCGTTGTTCAGTGTGGTTGGCAACTACGACAGCAACACTTTCCGCGCCAGCTGGATATTTGGCGACGATGGACCAACTGAAAATGCCTGGCGTACCAGCAGTTCGTATCCATTTGCTGTGATGAGATTGTTGGCGTTGACCAGACCAGCAGAATTTTTCAGCCTGTTTGCTGACAGAGATCTTTATCGTTTTGATACGTCACTGGATCAGTACGTGTACAACGGCCGTTACAGATTGGATGCCAATGGCATTGAAGTCTATGGCGACGGCACCAGCAAAGCCAGTTACATCAACTGGATTGTGGATTACAATCGAGTCAGTGGCATTGACAGCACACGAGACTTGACAGTGGCGTTGAGCAACTTAGACGTAAGACTGTGTTACCGCATGGCCAGCTTCAGTGCCAAGAATTACATTCAAGTCTACAGCGAGCGCAGCAGTCCCGAAAGCACCAACAGCAGTTTGTTGCTGCCAGACGAGAGTTACAACTTACTGTTCTATAAAAATACGCCTTTTGCTTCATTGACTTACAGCAGCGTGATGATTCAAAAACAGGCCAACGGTTATTCAGTTTGGGGATACAGCGTCAATGATCCTTACTTTACTGTGTTGGTCAGCGAAATCAATGGTGCCACAAGACAGATCAGTTCAGGCGGCGTCACTGTGTCAGTGCCACGAAATTACACCAACAATGTGGTAAGGGTACCATACGGATATGTGTTTACCAATGCCACCATTGT